AGCAAATGGAATAGTAAGGCTGGAGACTGGAGTAGGCAAACATGGTATAAGTGCGTTTGTGGAAGAAATTTCGCAGGTGCACATAAAGGAAAGAATTGCACTCCAAGAGATCAAGTAATTGCATATTACATCAAAATATCAGGTGAGACTGATTTAGATGCGATATGTCTGTCTGTTGAGGATAAGAACAGATTAGTTGAGGATGACTTCAATACACCCAGTGAGGAGTATTTTGAGATGAATCTAACAAACGAATCTGTACGTAGGGACCGCGAAAGTGAAAATGTTTATATAAACATAAACAAATTCAAAGAGTTAGAGGATGAGTGTGCTAAGAACGTCAAGACTATCATGAAGGATAGTGATTTGCAAGATAAATGTTGTGGTTATGTTGAACCTAAACCTCGTTGCATTGAAGAAACCACAAAACCTGTTTGTGGTTGCACACAATTTAGTAGGTACGAAACAGCTACTAAATTATTATTGGATACTGTTTCAAAATTGGACAAAACCGCATTTAAACGAGGGCGTAACGATATTGGTTACAGCAGAAATTACGATGAGATGAGTAGTTTCGAAAAGATGTGGTCTAGTTCAGTTAAGAGAGAGGTATCATTGAAAGCACCGCCCAGCACACCTAATGGTGAGGTTGATGAGGATGAGATTGATGATTTTATACCCGCTATTGGTAAAATTGTGCCAGAGAAACTGTCAGACAAGGTTACATACAAACCTTCGTTATTGAAAAGAATTTTTACAAAGAAGTCAACTTTTGATTTTGATGAAAAATTCAATCATAAATCTGGACAGATAAAGGCAAAGAAAGACCAACATGTAGCCGGTATAGAAGTGATACCTGATGCGATAATTATGCCAGACTTATATGCTTATTTAAGAAGACATGAGTTTGAAACGTATAAAGTGAGAGCAGATAAACTGGCTCATATGACTAAACTAGCTGTGAAGTTTGATTGTAAACTAGAAGGTCCACGTGACTTGAATAGTTACTTTGCAACAATACAGAAAGTTTGTGACTCCACTGATACGCAATTGATGCTGACAGAAGTGAACCCCAACCACAGTAGATCTAGGTTTTCTGCATGGTGGGCGAAATTTAGGTCAGGATCGCATTTCGCTTAAACCCCCTGTCGAACAAGTCTGGTGGATTGCATAATCTACGAGTAGTAGATACCAGACTTGATTCAATCTGTCAAGAAAATGCAAAATTAGAAAATACCGCTTCGTGGAAGATGTCGAAGTGTGTTAAACCAAAATTGAATATTGATTGTAGACCGAAGGCGTATGATTATATCTATGATGTACCACAAATTATCCAAAAAGATAAGTACATTATGCACAATTGTGCACATAATGAGTATGTTGGGCTTAGGAACAGATATTTGAAGGAAACTTTGAATGAAATTAGTTATAAGCCTGAGATAGTCGAAAACATTATGGATGAATTATGCGATGCATTTAGACCTCACTGGAAAAGACCACTAAGCTTGAAAGAGTTTATGGAAGCTAAGAAAGGTAAGCTGTATACTAGATATGCAGATACTGTGAGGAAGATCAATAATACAGGATTCAATTTAGATAAACACAGTGGAACATCCGCATTTGTTAAAAATGAATTATATGATGAAGTAAAACCACCTCGTATGATTATAAATCGTGATACTAGATTTAATTTGGCTTATGGAAGATACACAACTGCCCTAGAACATTGTATGGTACAAGTACCACAATTTTCAAAAGGTAAAAATTTTCTCGAGAGAGGAAAACAGTTTGAGGATTTAATATACTCACCTGGTGATGATATCTTGGAAGGAGATGCTTCAAAATTTGAAGGTACTCAAAGACCACAATTACTAGCGCACATTGAAATGGGAATCTGGAAGAGATTGTTGAAACCGGAGGAATATAGATATATGATATCTTTATTTGCAGCGAAACTTAGGAAGAAAGGGTACACTCAAGGAGGAGTGGAATTCGAGTTCTTCGGCTGCCGAGGCTCTGGTGATATGGATACTGGATTATTTAACTCTATTTTAATGTGGATCGCTTGTCGTTATTTTGAAATCATTAATGGTTTCAAATGGCAAGGCAGATTCATGGTTGATGGCGATGATAATGCATTGCGCATACCCCGTTATGAGGTAGGTGCAACTTTCATCGAAACATTCTCACATTTTGGGTTTGAAGCTAAACTGATCATAAGGCGTGATTATCATGACCTTGATTATTGTAGTGGAAAATTCATTAGATTGAATGGCAAATGTTTTATGTATGTGCAGAATATTATTAAGATAATCAATAATATGTCAATTTTTAGAAAGTTACAATTTAATCATTGTAAGGGTGACTATTATCACTCTTTAGGTTATATGTATAAAATTATATATGGTGATATGCCAATGTATAAAGAATTTTCCGAATTTCTATTAAGATCTTCAAAAGGTTCACATGTGAAAACTGATATATTGAAAGAGCTTAATCCAATGTATGTTGAAGTTTTGAAAGCATCGAAGGATGTAACTTTCACTATGGATGCAAGTATTGGTATTGAGTTGTGTATGGCGTTTGATTTGAATAATGGCATTATGACACAGATACAAGAATTCTATAAAAACTCGTTTAT